TTATTTCTCATTAGCTGTGGGGTGCAACCCGCGTCCGAGCTGGATCCGCACATCGTTCAGTATGTCGGTCACGTGAGAGATCGCCGAACGCATCTCACCCTGGAATTCGCGCACCTCTTTGCGCTGATCTTCGCTTGCGTGCTCCATTGTGGCGAGTCGTACCTCATGTTCGCTGACTTTGACCGTGAGATCAGACCGAACCTGTTGGATATCCGAGCGGAGGCTCAAATAGCTTGTAAGCGCTCCGCCGCCGATGGTCACCAAGATGACGGCGGCCTGCAGCAGATGCCCGAAATTGATTTCCGGACTGAACCTCGGCCATAGTCGCTTGTCGTCGATCATCTTGCCCGCCCGACGATCCTGATTCCGCCCGGACCGAAGCTCAGCGTCTTGGTCTCGCCGCCGACATGCAGGCTGCACTCGCCGGTGGTCTCGTCGGCGGTGACGATCTCACCGGGGACGTCGGCGTAGTTGTCGGTACGGACGATCTTCCAGCGACGCTTGTCTTCGCTGCTGTGCCACGATTCAAGTTTCAAAGGTGCCTCTCGTTGCCTGTTGGTGAGTAATTCCGAAAGATTGTTTCGGTCACTGCGATCCGACAAGAGTCCAGGCGAGGTTGGCTAATGTCGCGTCCGGCACTGCCGGCGCGACCACCGTCAAAATGTCGCCCGCCATAAAAGCCGTCGCGGAAGTCATGCTGAAGGTCGCAATGGTCGTACCGGCCCCAAAGACCATCGTTCCGACGTTCGCGCCGTTCTTCGTGATGTGGTACGTCGCCGTCGCTGTAGCGGCAACGCCGGCTGTCCCTTGGCTGCCGGTCAGCCCGGCCGGGAACATAACGGTGCCGGCAAAAACATAGCGCTGGATAACGAGATTGGCCGTCAGGGAGCCGGCGGAGGAACCACTGACCGTCGTCGCGACCGACGCCTTCCCGGACCCGGTGACCGTATATGTATAGGCGGGCACTGAAGCGAGACTCTGCGCCCCGCCGCCGACGATGTTGGCGGACGGAAACTTCAGGAAGATGGACTGGCCGATGAGGGTTGAAGGATACGGAAATCGACCGATCGCCTGATCTAGTCTGGCGAATTGTGCACCCGGCAAATGGCTGCCAATCGTGCTGCCATAAGCGCCACGATACAGTGTCGCTACGCTGTAATGGTAGGCAGTCGTGAGGGTTGCGGTTTGGTATGCCAATAGCTCGCCCCCGACATAGCACAGCGTAACGAGATTTGCTGCATCACCGGCCGAGACCGAAAGCAACTCGCCGTGGCTCTCCGTCAAGTCGACAGAAAGCGTGTTGATCGTATCCGGCTCGCTCCCGCCATAGCTAGGCAAGGCAGCGGTCAGGCCCCCTTGTGTCGCCGGACCCGGGATCACTCCGGCATAGGCATAGGAGCTCCCGTCGCTCGAGATCCACACCTGGGCGCCGCCCCAGTTCAAGCCGCCCGACAGCGCCACCCAAATCTCGAGATCGCCCGACAACAATGCGGCCGGCGGCTCAAAGATCAGCGGCATGTTGAGGTCACCGGGGCCTGTAGCCCAATTCGGCATATACCCGGAGGTGCTCTGTCTGCTGTACAATACGGCAGTCGAGTAGCCGCCAAAGAAATCCTCGGCAGTGATCGTCAAAGTTCCTTCGTTGTCCTCCTCGACGGCAGTGATGCGCACTGACAAGGCAGAGACGCCAAGCCTCGCATCGCTGATTTGGACGAGGTCCATCGGCTCGAGCAGACAATATCTCCAGCCAAGCTTGAAGGTATAGGTATTGCGGAACAGCAGCGAACGCTGCAACCCCAGCTGAGCGACCACCGTACCGGTCAAGTAAGGGTCGACAATCATGTCGGCCTTTAGCGAGGTGTCGCGCCGGATACCATAAAGATCGGCGGCGGATTGGTCGAAGGTCTCTACGATGTGCGAATTGTAGCTATTGCCCCGGTCCTTGCACTGCAGCTGAATGTGGTTGTTGGCGTCGGCCGGGGTCGAGCGCACGATATGCACCGGATCATCGGTGAAACCGCCGGTGACCGGGGTTGCGCCCGCCCGCAAGGCCGCGCCGCCTGGGCTAGCGCCGATATTGATTCCGACGCTCGATTCCTGAACGATGAAATCGTCCTCTCCGAGGCTGTAGATCGGCGTCGTGTTCGGCGAGTAGGAATAAGGGCCAACCGTGCTGCCGAGTGCGATAGTCACGCCACCCGATCCGCTGGTGGTGACGGAAGTCACTTGCGCGCTGGCGTTCAGGATCGCAATTGTCAGGCCGTCCGGGCTGACCCCAGCCCAGAGGCCAAATGTCGCTAGCGCAGCAGTGCTGAGCATTGCCTGCGCCAATCCGGCCCCGACGGCCGCGTAGGTCTGCTCTTGGCCGGTCGTCGTATAGCTCACCGTGATCGGTGAGCCTGCCAACCCGGGACTACTGAAAACGAGACTGATGCTATCGCCGCCGGTGGTCGTCACGCTGCCAGCGATCTTCACGAGCTGGTATGAAGCAGTCAGCGGTTGGTCTCCATAGGGGATAATCTTAAGTAGGCCGTTGGACCAGACGATCGCACTGTTGGTTAGCTTGGCAATATCGGCCAGACATTGTTGTGCTGGCTGCTGGGTGTCGAGCATCGGCGACACGAAGAGGCCGGCAGCGAAGCAATAACTTTGATAGGAGGTCGCGTCGAGCGTGGGCATCGCCGGGTCGAGGTTGACGCTCGGGAACCCGGCGCCGTAGCGTGTGTTGGTTAGAAAATCGGCGACTACCGCTGCCGGGTTTGCGTCGAAGCCGTTGACGCCAGACCCCGCTTCCATACCCTCGATTTCAACCGAGAAATTCGGGAGGGTCGCGGTATTGCCGAGTTGGTAGTTGGCGCAGGCGAAGTTTGCCGTCCCGGAATAGCTGAGCGTCTTGGCCGGGTGGGTCGTTACCCAAAAGGGGTCAGCTGCCTCGCCGTCGGAGCCGAGATTGATCGAAGACAGGCCGGACAAGCCCGCCAAGCTCGCTATATTCTTATCCCACCAGACAGTACCGATGCCGGTGATCGGTCCCTGGCACAGTCCCATAATGAACGAAGCTGAATAAGTGTACTGTTGCCCGCCCCCCTTGCCGCCACCGCCGCCCTTGCCTTTGCCGCCGGTCTTCGACGCCGGTGTCGCCTTGAAGTCGTCATAGTCGAGGAGGTTGCCGGACAGCCGCGTCGTGCCATAGACGAGTGGAATGACGCCGCCTTGCTGCGAGCTCTGGAACTGCAGCGATCCGACGGCCTTCTGCTGCTTGGCGTTGGTGCGCCCTCCGAGGATGCCGCCCATCGGTACGCCCTAGGTGGTTGCTCAGAACGGGTTGAAGATCCGCACCGGCCGCCCCGCGAGCTGACCTTGCGTCGCTTCCGCATAGACGACCCCGGCATTGTGCCAGGCATGGATCAGACGCGGCCATTCAACGACAATTGCGCCGTGGGCAAAACATCGGCCGAATTTGAACACCGCGATGTCACCCGGCTGTGCCAGGATATTGTTATCGCCGGCGGGAACCTCGCGGGCATACTGTGTGACGCCGTTGAGATAGCGCTCGGCGTCGCGATGCAGGTTCCAATCCGGCGGGTAAAACGGCACTTCGACATGTGCAATGACTCCGGCTCGCTCGTAGACCTCGGCGAGCAATGTCAGACAATCGGCACCAGCGCCCTTGACGCGTGCCATATGATGGTAGGGTGTGCGCAACCATCCTCGGGCCTCCTCGATCACCGCAAGTCGCCGGGGATCGGCCAGAGGTCGGGCTTTCACAATGACAGCAGTGCGCCGCAAATCAGTCATCGCTGCTCAACCGCAAAAATCGATCGTATGAAGGTCGCCTGAGCCACGTCTCACAGATCCATCGAATCTTCGTCGCGGTCGGAGAAATAGGCGAGGATGTCGTCGCGCAGTTTCGGCTTGTTGCCGGCGAGTTCGATCAGCCCGTCCCGGCGCCGCACGATATCGGTATTCGGATCGTAGCGGTTGCGGATCAATATGTGCTCGCGCGTGCTGTAGCGTCGCGACTGCAGCGGCCCGTGCCAGAGGTGGTACACGATGCCCGGGACGAGCCCAATATCCTCGACAATCGCCGCACGCGCCCGATCTTTCCACGCCTTCAGCGCCGCGCGGTATTGCGGCGTGTAGTCGTTGTCGGTGAGAAGCAGATCTGTGAGATCCAAGTGGCCCGTGGCCATGTGATAATCGGCGGCGCTCAAGAGGCAGACGTCTAGGAGTCCGCCCATCGCCTCAAAAGCCTCGCGCCGGTATCCCCAAGCACCGCTCGGATAGCCCCAGTCGAGCATCTCGACTGGGCCGTCCTTATGCCAATATTGGTCTTGCACGTGGGCTCGGCGGCTAGTTAGGTACCAATGCATAAAGCTCTTGCCCGTGCCGACGAGCTCGCTCCTGGGGCCGAGCCAGATGTGTCGCTCGAGATCTGCACGATTCGATGGATCTGCAAGCCGTGCAATACCTGCTCGACCCAAAGTGGGTCGTGGAACAGCATATCGCCATCGACAACCGCGACGTATTGTGCGCCCGGGATCGCGGCGACCCCGATCCGAGCCAAGTTTTCCTTGCGCCAGCAGATCGAATTTGCCCGTAGTCTGACCCGCCTTACGCTGGCACGGTCGGCTAAATCGAACGGCTTCTGGCCGTGGGCGGTTTCGGCTGTGGTCAGTCGAACTCCGGCCTCGATCATATTGTCCTCGAACTGCAGGAGATTGGTGTAGCGGGAGACCCAGTGCAGCGGGTTGTCATAGACCGCGACAACATCGAGCAGATCCGGCGCAAACGCTCTGTCAGAGCGCGGACAACGGCACGGGAGAGGCCAAGGCGGCCACGGCGGTCGTGGCGGTTGAGGGCAGCGCGGGTGGGAAATCTTGAGGTCGTCGGTCATTAGACCGCGGTCTCCGGGGTCGGGATATAGGGAAGCCGCCAAAATGCACGGCGTTGTTGAACACATTTGTGCAGGTCGCAATCGTGCGATCGCAGCCGGGCAGCAGTTGGAATTCGTCACCATTTGCGACCGGTGAAAGAAAGGCAAGCTTGACCGTGACCGTGCCGCCGCTGACGAACCCGGCGACTGTACGGCTGTATCCCGCATTGGCTCCGGTGGTCCCAGTGATCGTCCCGAGGCCGAACGGCGTTGTCGAGCTCGGCGCGCCGGTGATGACGGTCTGCGTCGAGCCGGCGCCGGCGGAAAACGTCACGGCGAGGCTGGCACGGTTGAACTGGCACATTGGCCCACCAAAAATGTGCGTGCAGGAGGCCTGCCACAGCCGCCGTGGCATCTGGATATTGAGCAATTCGAGATGTGAACGGCATTTCATGTCGATGCCGGTACGGCTGCAATCGATGTCGGAAATCCGCCCGGAGAACAGTACCACCGTTCCCAGACTGGTATCGCCGTAGGCCGGCATAAAGGCCCTTTCGAGCTGCAGCAGCGCGCCGTCGAGCTGACCTTGCCAGGCCGCCTCCAAAAACGGTAAATCGCCGATCAAGTCGGTTGGTTCGGGATAAACATTTATATCGAGCTCGTCGACTTGGACACCGATGACGACCTTCGTCTTCGAGCGCTCGAATTTGGGGCCCGATGCAAAAGTCTGACCGTTGACAATAAGCGCAGTCGGCGCTGCCGAATACCGCAGAATTGATCCGCCGACCAAGGTGAAGGTATAGAGGTCAGCCATGATAAACTGCTCGCTGCCGTAGAGCAGCGCGGTCAGGGCAGCGGAAGCTGGCTTCACGACCGCACCGAGATAAAGGTGAGCTTCTTGAGCTGCCACAATTGAAACATAAAATTCTCGAAGGCGTAGCTGTCGTCGACGAACCGGCAGCGAAAGTAATAGCTATAGTCGACGGTGATGGTCAGTCCACTGCTCGGAGGCGTTGCGAATGTGACCGGTCCGGTTTGCGGGTCGACGCTATAGGTTGCCGGACTTTGCGTAATGCCGTCGAGGTAAACCGCACTGACAACGTTCGGCGCCACGATCGGCTCTATGAAGCCGCCACCCGGGAGTGCAGTGCCCATTGCCCGCTGCAGTTGGAAAACGGTGGCACTAGCGTTGCCGACACCGATCTGCTGTCCGGCGACGTGATCGTCACTTGGATCGCGAAACAAGAATGTGCCAAAGGCACCCTGGCAGAGCATAAAGAAACCCATTAGGGTTCGCAGCTCGTCGTAGCCGGCTGCCGGATTATCGCGGAGCAAATCGAATATCAGCGTAAACTGCCACAAGGGGTAAGGATAATCGAGCGCCCGTAATTCCCGTCCTGACACCGCGCGCTGCACACGGGTTTGGAAGGTCGGTGACTTGGTGACGCTCCACGCGAGCCCCGGCAGTTCCGGGAAAACCCCAGTGTCTGGCATCAGCTAGCCCGCAGTGCAGAGCCGTTGCGTAGCGCGTTGTTGATCGCTGCGACGAGCGCACCGCCGTTGCTGCGAAAAAATCGCGCCACATCCTGGCTATCCATTGCCGAGACGCCAAAGTTGACGACTACAGGTGAACCAGCGCCGCCGGTATTGGCGCCGTTCGGTGCGGTGATCAAATTTTGAAGACCCTGCGAGATATTGGCCGGCAGCACCATTTCGTTACTGTGAAGCTGGGCGAGCACGCCGCCAGGACCGAGGCTCGGCACCGCCCAGCCGCCTTGCGCGCTCGGCACAATGCCGCCGCGTTCGAAGCCGAATAGGCTACCGATGCCTTTGAAGAGACTGCCCAAGACGCTGCCGCTTGCGCCAAACAGACCGCCGAGCCCGATACTTTCAGCAAGGCCGCCGCCCACGAACTCCTCCCCGGCGCCGGTGAGGCCGCCCGAAAAGTCCTGGTCGCCTGCTCCGAGGAGACTGGCCCCAAATAGGCTGCCAATTTGACCGAAGACACCTTTCACTGCCGAATTGACAAACTCCGCGATGATCGACTGAGCCAGGTTCGCCAGGGCCTTCTGCGCCGTCGTCGTACCGAGAATGATGCCAGTAACAGACGTATCGATCGCGCGTTCGACTGGTGCAACCAAGCCGTCCCATACTTTTTGATTTGCTTCAGCTAATTTGGTGTCGAGTGTTTGCACTTGGCCGACATACTTCTCATAGGCAAGCGCTTGTTGCTCGATTAGTTTTTCTTGGGTGCGGGTATCGTCTTGTGCAGCCTCGAGCTTCTTCTCGTAATAGGCCTGATCGTAAGACCATTTGAGATCGAGGAGCTCTTGCTCTTGGCGAATTTGTTCATTGACCGAAATTTGGCCGTGAGCAGCCTCGCCATCGATCAACGCCTTGTAATTGGCGAATTTCGCATCGGTGACCTTCTCATCGGCGCTGAGTTGGTTGAGTTGATCCCGCTCATTCCGGGCGGTGCCAACCATGGAGGAGCTCGGGATCAATCGGTCACCGATCGATCCGGCGAGACCTGCAGCCCGGGCCTGCAGCGCACCTATACTCGACCCCACCTCGGCGCTGGCCGTGCTGATCTGCAACTGCACCTGTTGGGCCGCGGCTCCAAGCCCCGTGAACTGAGCCCGGATCGCGTCGGTTGCTGCCTGAACCGAATTTGCTGCTGCCTCCATTCCGGACTGCAGATCATCGGTATTGGCGCTGATGACAATGCTGGTTTCGATGTCGGCCATCATAGCCCTTCAAGGACAGAGCACCGGAGGGCGCTGCTTTCTTACCGCCTACGAGCACACCCGAGTGTCATTTGCCGGCTCCCGCGCGACGGCGCAGCTCGGTGAAGTCGAGCACCACCGGAGTGAGGCCGGCATGAACGTCGCCCGAACCAAATCCGGGCCCGAGCTCGGCGAGTAGCACCTCGAGCCCTGAGCTGGTTTTAGGTTCCGGACTTCCGGGAGGCATTTGCACCATTGTGTGCCGATCTTTGCCGACACCGAGATAAGCGCTGATCAGTATGTGAAGCGGGGGATGCTCGGCCCAATATGCAGTGAGCTCTTCGAAATCGAAGAGCGTCATTTCGTCGATTACGGGGTAGGAGTAGCCGCAAGCGGTGGCGAGGAGGCCATAGATAGGTCCCCAGCCCTCCGCACCTCCCGGATCGGGTCCGGAGGTGACCCCGAGTCGGTCGAGCCTGCCCCCGGGCTGGCCCCGGGGGCTACTCCTTCCCCCATGCGGTTATCGCGCAGCTTCAACCCCGAGCCGGTAAGAACAGCATTCAACACCGCGCTGGCATTGCCGAGATCGAGCAGGTTCTCGACCATGTCTGGCGTTGCCTCGGGATAATTGCGTTGCAGTGCAGCAGCAACAATTTCGACGAGCACGCAGATCTGCGTCTCGCCCATTGACGCCCCGATCTCGGTCAATTGCCGCACCTTTGGCATTAGCCGGCGGAGTTGCCCGAGAGTGAGAGGCGGGACCAGCCAATCCCGGCCCCCCATCGCAATCGTTACGCCGGGAAGCATTACTCGACCGTACTCAGATAGCCGATCGTCCCGGAAGCATCGGCGAAAGCCGAGAAATCGAGCTCATGTATCGTCCAGTCGTCGACCTTGGTCGGTAAGGACAACTTGTCGGCCATGCAGGCGTTGAGACGCAAGGCCATCCCGCTACCAGCATAATTAGTGTAGAATGTAGCCTTAAAGGTCGGTGTGGTCCCCATCACTTGGTTCGTGATCGTCAGCTTGTTGCCTGACGTTGTTATGTTGTAAGTATACGAAATCAAAACGCCTCCGCTCGCATCGGCGGAAGAAAAAGTATAGATTCCGGTAGCGAAGTTTACGGAGTATTGACCGGCTCCAGAAGGCGTTGTCACGCGATTGAAGTGTTTGCCGGTGCCGGCGTAGACGACGCCAAGATCGTCGTTGTAATTAGTCGCGTTGGCGACAGTCACTGTATAAGGCGTCACCGCCGGAACGCTGGCGGCCTCGAGCTGGGCGACAGCAAATTGGCCGGTGGCTGGGGTGAGCCCAAAGAAGATGTCAGAATAAAGCAATCCGAGGATCTGGGCGAACTTCGCCTTACCGGTGATCTTACCTTGGCCGCGGGCTATCGCCACGGGGAACTGAAGCTGCCCGTAAAGCGGCTTGTCGGTCCAATCGAAATCAATCTGGATATCCTGAAGCACGCCGAACTGGCGTGGGCCGATCCCGGACCCGATCACGTCGCTGCGTTCGCCCCAAACCGCACCAGTGCCGAAGCTCAATTGCATTTCATGTACTCCCTTTCAAAAGCCGCTTCAGCATCTCCTTGGCTGCATGGGCGACATTCCAGGCTTGCGTATCGCGGGCGATCGCCGAGCCCGGGAAATGGTCATCCCACCAGCGTTCGATCAGCTGGTCTATCGCAGGAGCCTTGACCAGCGGTACGATATGGCTTTGATCGCTTTGATCAATATCCTCAGGAAGAGACACACTTGCTTCAGACCCTGCCACGGCCATCGGGTACTCCTACGAATAGGGTTTATTACAGCAGGAGAGAAACCCAGATTTCGGGTACTTCTCTTTGCTCTAACGTGTGTCCTCGGGTTGTGTGGTCAGACGCACAAGATCTCGACCGGGACGATCGCAATCGCCTGATCGCCGAGCACGCCCTCATCAGTCTCGACCTTTCCGGAGATATAGGCGTGCTGCACCATCGCGGGCAGTCCGAGGTTTTGAATACCAGTCGCCGGAGATGGCGCGAGAGCAGCTTCAAGCGCGTCGAGAAGCGGGTTCAGAAGCATTGCGGGCGCCAGGTAGGGATCGCTCGAATGGACATAGACGTAGAAATCGGCGTAGAGCATCCAAGCGATCGGGGATCCCAGAGCTTTGGTTACGGCGTGCCCGCCTTTTTCGGCCATGAACAGCGCGGGCTGTTCCGACGGGGCCACGTCGGCCCAATGTCGCAGCCGCCGATTCGCGCTGGCGAAGTTTGCAGCGCCGGCCCCGAGGGTCCAGAGCGCCGCATAGATCGACTCACGGGTGATCATCCATCCGGCTCCGATCGCGGGGGCTGTGGCGACTCATCGCGATACCGCTTCGGCTAGAGCTGCCTCCACCTCTTCGCGGATCGCCGGCCTCATGTCCTCGAGCGCCGAACGCAGAAATGAGCGTTTGGGGAGATCCATGCGGCGATTGTAGCTTCGCACATTGATCGTCTTCCCGGCGATCGGCCGGCCGAAGGCTTCCGTTATGCGTCGCAAACTGGCCCTGACACTCACTGTTCCAGCAAAGCCGTATTCCTGTGCTCCGGCATATCGGCTGTCGCTAGAAACGCTGGCGGTAATGGCGCCTTTCTGATCGATCCGGAGGTCAATGCTCGACCTCAGTGATCCGGTGCGGCTTCTGAGCTCCTGCCCGCTCAGCTTGTTTTGCTTCACGTCGCGCTGGAGCTCGATCCCAAGCTGGGTGATCGCGCGCAAGAGCTCCGAATTGACCGCGTCAGGCAGTGCGCCCAGTCGCTCCAGCACGCGCTGGTCGCCAACAAGATAGGCGGTGATCACACGGCACCGGCGAGCGTCGCCGTATCTGTTTGGGTCGGTGCCGGCATCAGGAATCCGCTGATCGGCGCGACTGCGCGATACGCCTGGATTAGCGTCTTTGTCGAGTCGCTCATGTCCTTTTGCGAGTACGACACGGTCTGGCCACCGCCGATCGCCCGCGCAACCTCGCCAATGCGGCTGCGTTCGCGGTACCTCATCGCCACGAGCTCGATGCAGGCCTGTGCCAGATCCGGTGGTATTACCGAATAGCCCGCAGTGTATTGCAGGGTCACGCATCCCGCCTTGCGCGGTACCGCGTAACCTTTGATGACGAGCTGCGTCGGGGTGAAAAGGTACCCTCCTTGGATCGCGAAGCTGCTGACGCCAGCGCTGCCGGGTTGGACCGATTGGGAAAGTAGGATCTGCGGGATCGTCAGGCCGTCGACGACAACCAGGCTAACGGCACTCACCGGGAATGTCGCGAATTGGTATCGCACTTCGCACGGGGTGACGGCGCCGCCGATACCATCTCGAATCTCGATCCAGTCCTGCGAGGCGAT